AAAAAAGCCTAATCCTTTTCAAAATCAATCGCAGTTTCTTTGGGATGTGATGTTTTGGAACATGATAGGAAACACTTACAACTATTGTGAATCTAAAATAGTTTCCGAAGACAATAATCTTTATATCCTTGAAAATAACAAAGTAGAGTTTTCAACCGAAATGCTTACTTATAAAGATAAAATAATCTTATCAAAATCAGCTAAAAATAAAATTGATAATTTTTTTATTGAATATAATTATGCCGATGGTTCAACAGATAAGTTAAAATGGGGTAATATCATTCACACGCCTGATTTGACAAATGGCACAGGGAACTGGTTTAGAGGTGCAAGTAGAATTGATTCACTATTTAAAATCATTTCAAATAGTGAAGCTTCAATGGATGCTTTGAATATAAACATTCGTTACTCAGGAAAGTTTATGGTAGCGGGTCAAGCAGACCCAGAAAACACAAGTCAAATGCCAATGGGCGAACCTGAAAAAAAAGACATTGAAACTAAAATGAACGGTAAAAAGGCTGTTCACGCTGTAAAATCAATGATTGATATTAAAAGATTTGTTGAAAATATAGCTAATTTAAAACTAGACGAAATAAATCTAAATCAATATTTTTTAATTGGTACGGCTTACGGGATACCAAAAGATGTATTGGAAGCCTTCAACTCTGGAACTTACGAAAATCAGGAAAAAGCAAGAGGAGCTTTTGTTTCTTACTGCTTACAACCAAAAGGGAAATTGTTTTTTGAAGGACATTCTGCTTTTTTTGGTTATGATATTTTAGGCAAATCAATAGTTATAGATTGGGAGCATTTACCATTTATGCAAGTGTTCGCTAAAGAACGGGCAGAAACATTAAAAATAAAAACGGAATCTTTATTGAATTTAATGAAAGCAGGAGTTTTATTGCAAGAAATAAATGAAACATTAGATACTAACTTCACAGAACTAGACTATGAATCAGCTCAAAGAACAAATCAAAACGCAAATAGCACAGGAATCCAATCCAATAATTAAAAGAGTGCTGGAAAAAAAATTAAAGGAAATTGATAAAGATGTAAAGAAATGAAAATATTTTGCAAGGAGTTAAATCAGGAGTTTATCGATAAAGAATCGATGTTTGTCGAGTTGGTAAAAAATGAATCTAAAATAGTGGAACTAAAAAAAGCAACTATTAAAGAATCTGATTCGGTATCTACATTCTTTGAGTTAAAAGAAAATGCAGAAAAGAAACTTTCATTTGTAAAAGAGGGTTTTGTTTATCCAGTAATTAACACAACTAATTTTTTAGATTCTCACGGCGATGTTCATTTTCCTAATATATGGAATAAGTCATTAAAAGATAAATCTAAAAAGATATTCTATGTATTAGAACATAAATTATCAATCGATAGTGTGATAGCTTTTCCAAATGATGTAACTGCTTTTGTAAAAACAGTATTGTGGAAAGATTTAGGTTTTGATTATCAAGGAGAAACACAAGCATTGATTTATGAGATTGCAAAAGACAAAATTAAAATACCTAGAATTAAAGAATTATTAGAAGAAAAGACATCTTTTGAAAATTCAGTAAGGATGCGTTACATTACAATGAATCTAGCAGTTAATTCTAAAAATCCTGATTTATCAAAAAATAAAGCATTATGGGATGAAAGAATAGAAAAAATAGTTAATTTTGACAAAGCTAATGAAGAAGGCTACTTTTGGGCAGTAGATGAAGCTAGTATTGAAAAAGAGGGTAGTTTGTGTTTATTTGGTTCAAATAGCGCAACTCCAATAATATATGAAGCCGTCTCGGACACTTCATCAAAGGAAGCCGAGGAATCACTTCAAGAAGTAACAAGAAAAAAAACATTTATTAACTAAACACATTAAAATTATGTTTGTTTACAAAACTGATGCCCAATTAGAGGCAATGAGTGCAGCGGAAAGAGATACTTACGCCACCGACAAAAGAGAATACGAGGCTAAATTGCAAAAAGAAGCAATTGCGGAAGCTAACAAAACTTTAAAATCTGAACTTACGGAAGCTCAAAAAACTGAAATCGCAACACAAGTTGAAGCAATGAAAACAAGTTTAGGGATTACTAAAGAACAGTTTGACGAGTTCAAAGAAGATTTGCGAATCATTAAAGAAAATCCAAATGCCGTTGGTAAAAAAGGATTTGATTTAATGACAGCTATTGAAGATGGCTTGAAAACTTTACTCCCAACGATTAAAGAAAAATCAAACGCTTCAGGAAAAAACGGATTTGAAGTTGAATTGACTGTAAAGGCACCGATTAATATGGCTACTGGAGCAGTAACTGCATCGGGTTCGATTCCTGTTTCTTATGTAGCACAAGACATCAACATGTATGCCGAAGACGTAAGAGCGCAGGAGTACATTTTACAATTCCTTTCTAGGGGAAGTACGAGTAAAGCGAGCATCCAGTATGTTGACAAATCGCCAACAGAAGGAACTATGGCAATTACGGCAGAGGGTGCATTGAAACCATTGATTTCAATCTCTTATGTTATTCGTTATTCACAAGCTAGAAAAATGGCTGGTAGAACTAAAATTTCTGAGGAGGCTTTAGACGATTTACCGTTCATTATGTCTGCTATTCGTAATGAATTAGCTTATCAACACGCAATCGGTATTCAAGGCGACATCTTTACAGTTGTTTCTGCTTTTGCCCCTGCTTTTGTTGCTGGTGCTTTAGCCGATACAACGACCGCTCCAACTAACTATGACGCGATTAGAGCTGCTATTTATGCAGTTAAAATTCAATCAAAAGGTAAATATGTACCAAATGCGGTATTAGTCGCTTCAAGCGACGTGTATTCAATGGGTGCTGTAAAAGACACGACAAATCAATACGTATTTCCACCATTTGTAATGCCTGATGGTTCTACAATCTCAGGGGTTAGAGTAGTTGAGGTTGCTGATGGCGTTTCTGTTCCTGCTGGTACTTTTATTGTTGGAGATTGGAAAAAACTTCACTTTGAAAACTACAAAACTTTCACAGTAAGAATTGGTCAAGGTATTCAAGGAAGCGCAACTGCTGCGAACATCATTTCTGACTTTGAAAGCAATATGTACACATTGATAGGAGAATCTCGTTACCATTTATGGATTTACGAAAATGAGAAAACTGCGTTCATCAAAACAACTTTTGCAGCTGTAAAAACTGCAATTGACGTAGCGTAAATTAAAAAGAAAAGCCCCGATTAATTTTGGGGCTTAATTTAATAACTAAAAAATAAAGTAAAATGTCAGACGAAAAAGTAAAAAAATCAGAAATTGTAAAAAGCCAAGCAGATTACAAAGGAAATAGTCATTTTGACTTAGTAGAAGTAGTAATTATAAAAGATGGTAGTTTTTACACAAAAGGAGATAAAGACAAAGTTCATCCATCATTAGCCGCTATTTTAAAAGCAAAAGGATTAATCGGGGATTACGAAAAAAACGTTGTGAAACGTGATTCAAGTACTCCAATGTTAACCGATTTAGAAAGTCAAAAAGTTCAAGACGGAGAAAAAGAATTGTAAAAATGTACATAATAAACGAAACATATTTTCAAGCACCTAAAAGAGAAATTCCTAATTTGGATGAAGCAGACAGTAAATCGTTTGCCGAACTAGAAAGGTTAATTGATGAATATTGCCGTTCGTTTATGTATTGTTTTTTAACTCCAGAAGAAATAACTGATTTTGATTCGTATTTGGAATATGGTATTTTCCCAAAAGAAACAGATGGTATTCCTCAAAAGTGGATTGATTTAGTAAACGGAACTACCTACACATCTAATGGAGTGGATTTAGTATGGAGAGGATTGATTCAAGAAAACGGGAGTTCTAATAATTCATTGTTAGCTGATTTTGTTTATTCAAAATGGTTAGAAACACAAGCAAGTTATATGACTGGGGTAGGAGAATCGAAAGGAAATCCGAAAGGGGCTTATTTGGTAAATCCAACGCAAAAGATTGTAAATGTTTGGAATGAGTTTGTTGAAAAATATGATTCATTATTAAGCTTTATTTCAGAAAATCCAGAGGATTACACAAGTGAAAGCAGACAATTATTTGAACTAAGAAATCAATTAGGATTATGATAGTAACAGAAACTATATTGAAAAGTATTTTTTCGCAGTTGCCTGATTATAAAGGTTATCCTATTCGTTATGAGTGGGGCGACCAACGTGATTTAATTCTTTATTTAAAAACTATTTCAGGAAATAAGTACCCTTTGATTTGGTTAGTTAACGGAGACCAAACGGTAGATAGGTATGGTAACAAAGTAACTAGAAAATGCAGATTGATTTTAGCTAAAGACAGTCAACACGTTACTAATCGAAATCCGAAAGTTTGGGAAACTGAATTTGTCGATTGCCTGAATCCATTACTTGAAAATATTTACAAGGCTTTAGAATCAAGTGGGGCAACAACTATTTTAAGTATTGACAACGAAAGAAGAGAGGCAAACTATACCGAAGAGGATCTATTGAAAGCTACTGATTTTTGGAACGTTATTATTTTAGATATTACTTTACGATTTACGGATAATTGCATTAACAAAATTAAATTTTAAGCTATGGCAGAAAAAGAAATAAAAACAAAAACATTCAAAGTAACTAAAGAGTTTACGATGGATAAATTATATCGAGTTGGTTGTAATATTCAGTTAACAGATAAAAAAACAATTGAAAATTTAATCTCTAATAAATTTATAAAATGAGTTTACAAACACAAATAAACAAAGTTAATTGTGGCGCAAGTGGCGTACTTGGTACAGGATTAGCAGGTTGCAGAACAGATAGAAAAAGAGTAACCGCTTTAGGGTTGGTACAAAAAGGTTTTGCATTTGCTGAAGAAATCACTAAGACTTATATGCGCCAGCTTCAAAAAGATGGTACTTTAATAATGTTGCAAGGAGTTGTTTCTTTTGCAGATTCAACAGCAGATGACAACGTAATTACTCGTGAGGGGTCAGGAATAAAAGTAGTTGCTGGTAAGAATCCTTACGAGCATACGGTAACTTTTGACAATGGTATTAATTTTCACAAAGCATTGACTTCTTTGTCAGGTTATGAAAATTATGATTTAATCTTATTTGACGTTGATAACACAATGTTTTTTACGGTTACAAAATCAGGAAGCGCAAAAGGTTTTACACTTGGGATGTTTGAGAATGGGAAATATATGGGTGCAAACGGAACGGATGCAAGTTCTCAAACTATTTCACTTCAATTGATTGACCGTGCAGAAATTGACGAAAGAATGTCTTTGATTGAATCTAGTGAATTAGATTTTAGTTATGGGGAATTGACAGGAGTAAATGAAGTATTAATATCGGTTAATCCGATAGTAACGACTTCGACTTCTATTGTATTAGATGCGTTTTTATTAGATAAAACACATCCAGTAGAAGGGCTTTTAGTTGGGGATTTTTCGGTAACTAGAAACGGAGTGGCAATTACACCAAGTGCTGTTACTTACAGTTCTACAACTAAAAAATACACGTTAACTGTTTCAGCTAACACAACTGCTGATATTATTACTGTATCATTAAAAGATATTGTTTTGACTTTGGCTGATGTGTTATATAAATCAAACACAGCAACGGTAGTAGTTACAGCGTCGTAATTTTTTGAAATTAGTAATTAAAAGCCGTTGCATTTTGTAACGGCTTTTTTTGTATTTTTGTGATATGTCAGTAACTATAAACGATTATATAAAAAAATGCAAACTTGTTAACAGTCAAATATTAGACGAACAGGAGCGTATTGTTTTAGCTAATGAAAATCGTATTGTCTCTTTAAATGTTGATGCAATGCAGGATAGTTTAGGTAGTGACGGGCGTATTTTAGATAATTCCAATACGAAATATAAAGGAGCTTACACTTTAAGTACTCAATTATTAAACCCTAAAAAAGTAGCAGGAACGCCTTATGATTTCTTTGAAACAGGAGCGTTTTTATCTAATTTACAGATAAATATACAACCATCATTAACTAAGTTTGATATATTTAGCACAGGAACAGGAAGCGGAGATAAATCTTTGTTTTTTAAAGGTTATAAAAACTTATTTGGACTAAATAAAAATAATAGTGATATTGTGAATTACGATATAGTATATCATGAATTGATGACGTTTATAAAAAAATACTTATGAGACTAACAAAAATACAACATTTCGAATCAATAGAAACTTTACCTTTGTATAATTTCGATAAGTACAGAAATACTCGTGACCTAAATTGGTTTATAATTGGTTATGACGGTAGAGAAAAAAAGATACATAATGAACAATTACAGCTAATTGAAAAAACAATTTTAGATGAATATTTCAAAGCAATTGATGACCGTTCATTTACTAATCGTTTGCAAAAATGGGCTGAAATTGAAACGTTAAAATTAAAATATCACGTTGTAAAATCTTTAATAAATCGGACGTGGTTAGGGTTTGGAAATAACGAAATGGGAACTCGTTTATTATTTATAAAAGAATTAGCAAGGCACGGTTTTAAAATGCCTGAAATTAACAGCATTGATGGCGATGCTTTTGAGTTACAGCGTTTGAATGCAGGCTGTGAGGGTATCAAAACAAAAATAGCTTTAATCGATTTAGAACTAAACAAAGATGCAAAAGTAGAAAGCACATCTTTAGTAAAACAACTTCAAATTGCAACTATTGGGCTTCAATATCCGTATCGATTAAACCCGAAAGAAATAACAGTTTTAGAGTGGGTTGAAATATGTAAATTATTAGAAGAAAAATCTAAACAAAATTAATTATGGCAAATAGTGTAGATTTAGTAATTGGATCGGAAGCAATTAAGCAGGTTGAAAGTCTTATTTCAAAACTTAGTTTGGCAGATGCCGAATTGATTAAAATATCGCAGTCCGCAATGGGTGCGAGTAAAGGCATTGGGGGTATTTCAACACCTTCTGGACTTGACAAAGCGGTTACCAACACGGCTAATTTAAACGCTCAATTAGAAAAACAAAACACAATAATAAACAAACTACACGCTGATATAGCTAAGAAAGCGGAACAGTCCAGATTGTCTGAAATACGTTTGCAACAACAAAGAGAAAAGGCTTTTGATTCATTTGATAAAAATTCTAAAAAAGAACAAGCTATTCAAGAAAAAAACGCAAACGCATACAACAAAACACAAACTCAAATAAACAATCTCACTAAAGTTTATAATGATTTAGCACTTAGAAAAGAAAGATACAACAATCTTACTGCTAATGAGGAAATGCGTTTAAATACACTTGGAAAAGTTACTGAAAAGTATAACGGTATATTAAAAGCAACCGATGCTCAAATAGGTAAAAATCAAAGAAATGTAGGTAATTACGCAAGTGGATATAATGCACTTGGTAATTCAATAAATCAATTAAGCCGTGAAGCACCAGCGTTTGCAAATAGTGTAAATACTGGATTTATGGCTTTATCAAATAACTTCCCCGCTTTATTTGATGCTATAAATGGTATTCGGGATAAAAATAAATTATTAGTTGCCGAAGGAAAACCGACTGTATCTGTTTTAAAATCTATTGCCGGAGCTGTATTCGGTTGGCAAACTTTATTGTCAGTTGGAGTTACTTTATTGACATTATACGGGGCTAAACTTGTTGATTATGCTAGAGGTTTGGGTAATGTGGAAAAAGCGTTAAAATCTTTAGAGAAAGCTCAAAAAGAAAGTGATGGAAGAATTAGCGACACAACAAGAAATATCGAGGTTCAGTCAGAAATAGCAATCGCACAAGCAAAAAGAAGAGGTGCGTCTCAATCTGAACTGGACGATATTAAAATAAAAGGTCAAAAAGATGTTTTGGTTAATCTACAAAAAGAAAGGGATTTGGCAAAATCTACATATGACGAAGCCGTTACATTTAGAAAAAAAGGCATTGAAAGTGTAAAATTACAATACCAAGAGGAATTAAAAGAGTACAATAAGAGCGTTGCTGAAAAAAGAAAGTCAGGCGGTTTTGTTAGTCTTACAGAGCAGATGAAAGTTCAGAGGGATTTGGTTTTTAAAAATGAACAAGAAATAAAAAGAATAAAAGCTACTTCTGATGAAGATGTGTTTAAGAAAGTAAAAGATGGATATACAAAGGCTGAAAACGCTGTAAAAATTCACGGTCAAAAATTAAATTTACTTAATGAAAATATAAATACAAGTCAGTACGAAAACTCCAACAAAACTATAAATGCAAAAGAAGAAGAAATTGAAGCATTAAGAGGTACTGAAAAATGGTATGAAGCACAAATTAACAAATTAAAAGATTTACAAGCCACAACAGCAGACACAACCGAAG